CTTGGATTCCTTCTCTGTTCCACCCTAAACCTTCTTCCTGCCCAAGGCTCTAAAGGAGCAACCTCTTCGAAGTCAGGAATTGGAGGTGTGTTTATGTTAGTGTTGTCTCGTGCTGCTCCACCAAGTTGAAACTCAGGTAGGTCACTGTTTATTTTTTCTTCCCACCATTTCATTTTCTTGCAGTTGGAGTTGGTTTGTCACGCGTAATTTTCTCAGTAGCCTGATTGTGACGAATCGTTTCACTAAGCTGCCCTTCTTTTACCCGCGTCTCTCTGTTCTTGAAAGCGTTCTCCATTTGTGTTGGCCCTTCTGGAGCAGCTGTAGTTGTAGTTGCAATAGGCTCTGAATACTTAGAAGCGGCATTTGCATCTGCAATCTGAAGAAGCGTGTCATTGTGCTCTCTAGCGATCTTCTCCTTAGACTCTCGGTCTTTATCGTTGTCAGCAAATTCAGCTTCTCTTATCGCTTGTTCAGCTTTAGATTGTTCAGCCATAGCTTGTTGCTCTGCTTGTTGAGCTTGTTGTTGCTGTTGAGCTAATTCATCTTCAACTTTTTTGATTTTTTCTTTCATCAAAACGAAGTTTTCTTGATCAATAATCTCTAACGCTGTAGACGCAGGGCCCCCTTTTTGAACGATTCCCTGAGCAACTTGAATTGCGTAATTGAGCTTCTCTTGATCTTTAGAAGAGTCGCTCATAAAGACTCCGAGGTCAGAGTAATTCCAAACTTCAGGATCAATATTCAAATACTCTCTAGTTCCGTCTGGCATAACGAAGCTGGTTTTCTTACCGTCTTTCCAGCAGTGCTTGCTTAAGTCGAGAAGGGCTTGCATGTCTCTTTGTTCGAAACCAGCAAACTTACGATACATGTCTTCAGTTGTATGTGAGCTTTGAACGATAGCTTGCTGTCCAGTAGCTTTCCCTTCGTAAGGAGACATTTCACCTAGCCTTTGGCGATTTACTCCAGCAACTCTGTGCCATTCTTCTTCAATACTTGCGAGAAGATTTAAGTACATATCAATCGTTTTGATTGACAAATCCATTACTGTTTGGTGCTGAGGATTTAACCTGATTCCTTCTTTATTGTAATCTACCCAGGCTATTCCTGAGCCCTCGACCATATTCATGAATTTATCCATACTCCATTTCTTTGGAATAAGGTTGATGTCAAACTGAGCAATGATGTCTTTAGAACGAGCGATTGCCAATTCTAAACGGTATTTATACGTGTTGTAGTTTAGCTGATAAGGAATCCCTAGCATTACCGGGCTCACGTTAGCAGTGTTTATGTCAGAGTAACGTCTCCCGTTTATCGGAAGCTTGTTCTTAGAAACGTTGTCAATTGAAGCTCTTTCGTATGCGTACGGCTGAACGTCTATACTAAAACCAGAATCGTTGTCTCCAATGTTAGTTCCTTCCCAGACTTTATTATCCCACAACCACTGAATTTTAGCTTCTAGTTCTTTTAACCATGGCTCTATTTTGTAGCCATCTTCAACCTCAAACATTTCTTCCGCTCCTGTCATTGGGTCGAGGTAAGATACAATCCCACGTCTCTCCATCCCTTGCCAGTAAACAGTCGTGACTTTTGTCAATCGATTACTTTGTCTGGAAGTTCTTGAATCTCTAAGAGAAGTAAATCCGTCAAAGTATTCTCCTTTTCCTGAATCAGAAAATATCTCGTCCATTTGATCGGTGGTCATTCTACTTCCCCACCTCTCTATTATCTGACTTGGAGTCATCCACCTAGTAATAACAGCCCAGTCCGCGTCTTCTACGTAATCTAATTCGGGGTCCAAGTCGTAATCAATATCCATAGGGTTGAGCGGGTAGTAACTTACTTCGTTGTTTCTCAAAGTTCTCTCAGAGAAGCATTCTCCAGAGACCATAAAGTGGAACCAACATTTCTGCAGGTTCTCATGAACTCTTGCTTCTCTAATGATATAAGCCATCCCTTTTTGACCCAATACGGCGTGATTATCAACATAAGAACGGTTATGCATTTCTGCAGCTACCTTAGGTTCTTGAGTCTCTTTTGACTCTTGTCCGGTTTCCATTCCAGCTTCATTCATGGCGTTAACCATGTCTTGTTCTATGGTTCCCAGAATGGAAGTGTTTAGCTCAGTTTCTTTTCTTGTGATGGTATCCTGGTTTGTGACAACCACGCTGTAATTGAAAGGCCTCTTAGCTTTTTCTCCTAATAAGTAATCGATTACTGGCTTGATTAACGGGTAGTTCCGCATCTTAGAAGGGAAGAACTCTCTTTTCTTTCCGTAAGGTTTAAGTACGTAGTCGTAATCCGACGTATTAATTACTCCGTTGTAATAATCGTAAAGCTTTTGAAGCCCTTCTCTTCTGCTTTGACCACGATCATCTATCAGCGAAATATACGCTGCCATGGTAGTGTCTTTAAATTCTTTCCCTTTTCTAGAGATAGGAATTCTTTGATTGGGGATATTTTCGTGCATATTACAAATTTACTTTATACGTGAAGAATGTCTTTAGTTAGCTACTCATTTTGTGCCACTCTTTTAATAACATGACATTAAATATATGACACTCGTTCGTTGTCATCATCATCACTTGAATAAAACTCTCCTCGATCGTAATCTTTAGGTGGCCCTTGCTCACCTCCAAACATTCTATCAAAGAACTCATCTTGTGACCTGTCGTTATTGGGTTGAGTAACTTCTGCGTGAGTCAATTCTTTCATGTGGTACATTCCCACAAACAATGACATTACCCTGTCAAAGTTACCAGTTTGATTGAATTTCATCATCTCTAGTAAAAGACCTGGGTCATAAATTTTGTTTACGTTAAAAATATACCCTCCTTCAGCTGTCTTACTTCTTTCGCTTTCAGTCCAGTCTCTTAAGTACAATTCTCCTTGCAATTTCCTTTGAGGAGTCATGTGCATGCCGTATCCACGGTTAACGTTTTTACTGCTGAGCTCTTTTGTGTGAAGCATCTCAAATTCCTCTTGCAAGTAGTGAAGTTTTAGTTTTCTCTTAGCAAATGGAATTACCTCTCCCCTGTCATTCTCAAATCCAATCTTAGCGTTGTAATACTCGCTCAAAAGGAAGAGATTTTTATTGTACTCATCCTGTGTCAAGGGCCTTCCCACATAACTGGCCACGATCATGTCGTCAGGCTGAGATATATTATTTGCTCGCTTAATCACGTAAGCAGAACCGAGAGACCTTGTTTGAGCTTTGTCTTGACCGTAAGGGTCATGGCAAATAAAGTACATGAAATTTGGAACGCTATTTCCTTGCTTAAAAGGAGGCTCCCAAATAACTACGCAACCAGTTACGTCATCTTTTTTCTTGTGAGGAAATTGATATACCGGCTTTAAATTATGATCAACCTTAAACGTTACTCCTTCTTTACCAGGAACAAGCTTCCCTGGCGTGCCAAGATTAGTCAGGTTGTGAACTGTAACTCTATCAAGCTGCGCTTTAATCAGAGCCACGTTAAAGAGGTTTCCAGAGACCTGCAGCGTTGCTTCCTCTGGCGTCCAAGGGTTCTCTGCTAAATAAGAATCGTAAGACTTGGGATTAGCCCCAGTTCTTTTCTTCTCCCTTTCTTCAAGTTCGAATATCTTAGCTTCTTCAATAAGGCTGTTTCCGTCTTCGTCTATAAACCCTTCAAGGATTTTGAAAATTGGACAGAAATATCCGCACTTAGTTCCAAATGAAGATTCGGACCAATCGTTGTCAAACTCTAGGATATCGTAACTGCCAGGATTGTAGTACAGTTCGTTTAGCCCTTCGAATCCAGTTCCTTCTGTTCCACCGGTTCCAAACGCAATCATCAATCCAAGAGTTTTATTACCCTGTTTCATTGACGGCATCGCTCTGTTCCAAGCGTCTAGAAGTTCAGGAAAATCACCAGCTTCTTCATAGAAAATAAGCTCAGCTCCTTTTCCCCTTACTTTGTCTGGATCGTCTTTTAGAGATACTCCAGAAATAGAGTTTCCAGTTCCTTTTTCAACAAACGTTCCTTTTACTTTTTCTTGGTATCCAGACCGCTTGGCCATTGTTCCGTTTTTCAGTCTAGGCTGAGTCCAAGCAGTGTGCTGATCAATGAAGTTCATGATGTCCCAAACCTTTGGCAGGATTGCATCATCGCCTTCAAGGTGTTCTTTAAGGCCAGCGTAAACAAAGTTTTTGGTCTTTCTTTTTAGGAAGTAGTTTCTGCAAAGCATCGCTGCAGCTTTGTAAGAGAAACCTTTCCGTCTCGCTTTGAGAACAACCATGTGTTTGTTCTCCCTCCTTGCTTGGTCAATCTTCGAAAAATAATAATGGTCTTCATCGTAGAACCTTGGAAAGTTCTCGTGACGTTCAGAAATGACGTCGCCATTAGGAAGCTCTACGTCCTTTACCCTACGCATTCTACAGAAATTCACATAGAAATAGTGAAAACCAGTAATGGTTATGTCCCCTTCTTCAGTAGTGTAACCGTAGAGGCACCGTCTCTTTTCTTCACGCCAATACTCTAACCATTTCTGTGTTCCCTTTGGATGGTGGGTGTACACTCCATGTGCGTTGTAATAATTGGCGGCCTCAGTAAGTCTTCCTGTATTTTTAAAAATCATCTACTAAATTCATTGACTTCTACGCCCCCTCGCGTAGAGCTTTCATCAGACTCCTTTTCAGCAGCTTCTTCTAGCATCTTCAATGATGATACAGTTTTCCCCATTTTCTCTAGGATGTTTATGTGTTTAAGAGCGTCATAATCTCCTGATTGTGTATCAACAGCTGTTAGCCAAATTTGAAGATTATTAATGCTCTCACGAGCCGCTCTTAACAACTTCATTGTAGACGTTTCATTCTGATTGTAAAATTCTAGAACCACGTTAACCGTTTCGTCTATCTCTGTTTCTTTCCCGAATATGTCTACAGTAATTTGAACGTGCTTGTTCAGTTCTGCGAGACCGTTGTAAAAAGATCTGGCGTCTCTCATTTGAAACACGTAAGTCAACCATTTGCAACCTTGAATGGTTCCGTGTTTTAGTAATAAATTTTGAATTGGTATTAACGAAATTGCGTACTCGCTAGGCTTTACACCCATTTCATCGTCCAACTCCAGCATTCTTTCTCTTAGCATCTTTTAATCTTTTAAGCCTTCCTGGCAATACATGAAATCTACCCAAATAAGGTAGTCTTACGCTTTGATACTTTCCTTCAGCCATAGTCTTCGCGGTTAATTTAAACTGAGAATACACTGCTTTTTCAACTATGTTTAAAGGTAAGTTGAATTCCGTTGCAAGCAACTGAATGACATCTTTAGGATCTTTTGACTCCATCTAATCTTTCCCATTTAGGGTTTTTATTATCTGCGCATTGAGTTGTTTGCCACTTTCCTTTTGTAGGCATGTGGCAACCGCATAGCGTGCACCTTTCAGGGCCCTTA